CTCAGCTTCATTTATATTAGCAGAACCAATAACAAAACTTGTACCAGTAATTGCTCCAGCCCCTAGTGTTCCAGAGGTTGATAAATTCTCATTACCAAAACTTATTGCTCCAGATGAGTCTGTTATTGATCCGTTGGCTAAAGTAAGGTTGCCAATCGTAGATCCTGTTGCTGCTGAGATTGTGCTCGTAAATGTAGAAGCATCATCTGCCGTTAAAGCACCGATTCTTAAATTTTCATAATCTGTTATAGTAACATTTCCAGCAGTTGTGCCATCTTCATCCGTATCAATTAATGCAAACTGATTAGCAGATTCATCAAATATAAAAGCGACATTTGCTGGGGTTGAATCACTAGAACCTCTTTTAATTACAATACCAGCATCGAATGCGTTATTGCTAGGTTGTGAATCGTATTTATTTAAAAGGATTAATGGATCTTCTACGTTAAGATTTGTTGTAGAAACTTCTTGAACAGTTCCTGTTGTAGTTAATGTTCCACTAATATTTACATTTGTAGCTGATAGAGTTGATCCAGAAAAACTTAAATCAGAATCTTCTGTTAATAAACCATTTGTACCATAGATTGCTACTCTGCCAGAAGTCTGTGAATCGGCTGTTAATGTTGAAGCTCTAAATCCATGAGAGCCAATATCTAAATCTGTTGAAGCAGATATTCCAGCAGTAGTTAAAGCTGAGATTGTAACAGCTGCTATCGTGCCACCTTCTACTTTGTTTCCAGATATTTGATTATCTGCTAAAGTTAAAGTTCCTCCAGATATATCAATCGTTCCAGTTGTTGTAAAGTTGCTTGATCCAATATCAATCGCACCAAATCCAGAGCTTATTGCTCCAGCATTTAAAGTTCCAACGCTTGTTATCTGAGTTTGAGCTGCATCAACACTTAATGAGTGAGAAATATTCTCACCACTTGTTGCTCCAGTAGATGTTAAGCCAGTTCCAGCCGTTATGCTGTTTACAAAATCACCAGTAGTATCGGTAGCCATCGCAACACTATTAGCTTGAATAGTTGCAGTTCCATCTTCTGCTATTGCTATATCACCAGATACAGAAGCAAATATTGCATCTTCTAAGTTTTCAAAAGTTATTTTACCAGAGGCATCATCCGTAGCATCCACCATAGCAATAAAGTCTGCATCTGCTATGCTTGTTTCGGTTGTGAGTTCGTTTAAATCTACTGATAAAGTATGTGCTATATTCTCACCAGAAGTTGCACCAGTTGAATCAATACCAGTTCCCCCAGTAATATTCTGTACATAGTCTCCAGTAGTTTCGGTGGCAAGAATCACACCATCGTCTTTAATTGTTACAGCTCCAGAGCTTACTGAGAAATTATCTGAGCTAAATGATGCGATACCTTTATTAGATGTAGTCGCATCTTCACCAGCAATCGTTATTGTGTTAGAGGAACCAGAGGTATCAATTCCTTCTCCACCAGCTATAGTTAGTGTTTCTGAATCTAAGTCAATGTTTAATGCACCACCTGAGTCACCCTGGAAGTCTAAATCTTGGGCTGTTACTTGGGCATCTACATAGGCCTTAACTGATTGTTGTGTAGGTACGAGTGTGGCAGAGTTAGAGTCCATACCATCTTCATCTACAAAAGCTGTGATGGTTATAGATCCGTCAGAAATACTGCCGTATTGTATAGTTCCGCTAGTGGTAAGGTTTTCGTTACCAAACGAAATAGAGCCACTACTATCTGTAATACTAGCTGAAGTAATGGTCATTGTGCCTGTTACTACGCCAGAGCTACTAATTGTAGCTAAAGTAGACGAATCATCTTTAAAACTAAAGTCTCCGCCATCTGCGTTAAATTCTATATCTCCTGCTACGTCTAGTGTAAAATCACCACTAGCTACGTCTATTTGCGCTCCATCTGAAAAATTTATGTCTCCTTCTAAGAAGAGATCTTGCCAAGCGTTACTAGCTGACCCTAAATCATAAGTGTCATCTGTCGCTGGTATAAGATTGGAATCGATTGATCCTGTTATGGTGACCGTATCTCCAGAAGCATCTCCTAGATCTACGTTGCCAGTAAGTGATACGTTTGCTGCTGTGACTGTGCCAGAAGCGACAATGTGCCGAAATCCTGTGATATCTTTGTTAGAATCGACAACAACAGCTTTACTAGCTGCAACCGTTCCTGCGGTCACATCGCTTGAATTTGCTCTGGATACTGCGCTGTCAATTTGAGCGCCAGTATAATCTGAATTATAATTAGCCATTTATGTTCCCCTGTTAATAGACTTCAATTAAATGGGAATTAGACTACATCTATATCTTTTGACCGTTAGCCATTCGCTTGCAGTCAGATTGTGCTTTGAACTCTTTTCCAGGCCAACCGCCACCTTTAAGTTTAAATAAAGGCCCACTCATAAGTTTTTTTAAATTCACGTTGCCACATTTACAAGTAGCAGTTTCATCTACTTTAGTCATTATCTCAAAGATGTCTTCGCATTTACTGCATTCATAATCGAAAGTTCTAAACATTACCATTTAACCTTTGCAGCCCAATATGCTGCGCTCATCTTGCCTTTAGCTATGTTCTTACGATGTCTAGCTAAAAATGATTTACGCCTTGCTTTTTGTGCTTTTGATCTTGGATTCTTACCAGCACCCTTAACGCCTTGCTGTCCAAAGCGAATCAATTTTACTTTAGACCCTGACTTTGCTAGAACTGCGTGACTTTTTGTTTTGTGCGCTGGCGTTCTTTTTGGTTTATTGTAACCAGAGAATTTTACACCTCTATAATTTATAGCCATTATCTACCTACAGCTCTTTGTGCAATCCTATGGCTCTGTGCGAAAGTTTTGCCTTTACGCATTACTGTAGCCATTTTTGATAAATGCCTTTTAGTGTGATGCGTTTTATGCCTCTGCATTTGGCTTTTTTGTCTTGATGTTAAGCCTTTTAGATTTATGCCTTTTAGATTTGTAGCCATTTATATATTACCCTGGATTTAAAAAAGGAATGGGGGCTAATGAAAGCCCCCATATAACTCCTATTAGTGATTAAGGATTCTTGAACTCTTGGATTCTACCCTCAAAAACTGTGACTGCTCCGTAAAGCATATCAGCTACGACTTTAGTACCCAAGAAGTCTACAGAATATTCGCTCTGTACTCTTGGCTCTAATTGTCTAGCTGCGGAAACGGCTGAAGGATGAAAAATGTATCCAACTTCGGTACCAGTTCCAGTTGCAGCTCCCATGACTGTTGAGTGGAGAACAGGCATACCGTAAAGCATTCCTATTTGACCATTCTTCAATCCAGATGGGCCTGCGCCCATTTTAGAAGCATCTACGAAATCGCTGATTCCGAGCATTGCAGTATACAATGCAGGAGAAACAACAAAGTGACACTCATTCGTGTCTACATCAGCTTCCATCAAAGTCTTCATTCCGCCTCTGATTTCTGCTGCTGTGATTGTGTTGTCTGCTGCTAGCGCTGTACTATTTGTACTTGCTGCTTCAACTTTAGACTCAATAAATGCGTCATAAGTCTTAGCAAGCGCGTACGCCATACCTGATACTTCTTTTTCAAAAAGACCTGGGATTGATTGTACAGATGCTATGTCTTCAACGAGTTTTGCAGCGTAACGATGCTGGTCAATCGTAAGATCGGCCTTTGCATGCGTTGAAGCTGCGTAAGTTACGAGTGTTTCTGCTGCTTTAGCGGCATCACTAACCTCTGCTAATTTAGGGATATGATATGTATCACCTTTATTACCTTTAACAAGGCCATTGAGGGAAGTATCAACACATTGTTCGAACACAAGATTGCGTTCTAAATATGCTTTTATTCCATCAGTCCAAATTTCAGGTATAAAATTAGCAGCGGTGGTAGTGGTAACCGATGCGCCAGCAAAATTTTCTGATAATGCCATAGTGGTTATCTACTTTCCACGCTATTTTTTAGCGTAATTTGAAAGAACCTTACTCCAATTCCTTTGCCTCTCGTCTTTGTTCATTTCCGCGAACGGATTGACAGAGCGGTCTGGCATTGGTGTAGAGTACGATTCATTCGTTTTAACTTTCTGATTAAATGATCGAGTTACGAATTTCTGGAGTTTTGAAGTATCCAGATCTATCGCAAACTCTTTATCTTCGTCAGATAGCTGATTCAGAAGGTCTTTTCGTACAGATTCTTTAATCTGTGCGCCTTCTTCTGCCTGAGATTTGTACTCGTCTCGTTCAGACTTGTACTTGGTAGCTAAGTCCTGCCACTCGTTGTTCTTCTGCATCTCTACTTCATCTTTTTCATCGAGTTGACCTTGCAATTCCTTTACCTTTGCTTCAGCTTCCTGGCGCTGGTGTCTGTATTTTTTCGCATCTGCGATAAGTTGTCCAACATCAGCGCTGCTGTCGGTACTTTCTTGAACATTGCCTTGTTCTACAGGTTGCTCTTCCTGAGCGACTACTTTAGAGTCCGTTTCCATAATTTCTCCTATATGGTGTATACCTTATAACCCATGCCGTTTTTGCGAATTTCTTTTTTGAAATTCTTAATAAGCTCATTTTCCATTTCTCTGGCAATAAGCTTTTGTTCATTTATGGGTAAAGGATTTAGTTTAGTTGATACAAATCTTACTCTAGCTTTCTTCTTTTTCTTA